CGAAGCTGCCCAGCCCGGTCGGGCTGACGACGACCTGGATCTCCTGCGCCTCGCCGGGTTCCAGCGACTGCGGCCCGAACGCCTTGACCGCCGCCGGGCACTCGATCTCTTCCGAGACCGTGGTGCCGCCGGTCGTCGGGTCAACGGCGACGTGCTGCAGCGTCACGCTCTGCCCGTAGCCGGCGATAGCCGCGTCGAGGCGCTCGATGAGCGTGTCCGGCGTCATACCGTCCAAATCTTGTAGGGGCCTAGCATGTCGCGCGCGCCCGCCGGGATGGCGCCGCCGCTGGTGCCGGCCCCGGCATCGCCTGCGTAAACCTGGCTGATCAAGTCGGGGATGGTCTCCGAACGCAGCGCCGGGTCGCGACCTACGGCATGCCACCGCAGGGTCAGCCACTCGAGGCAGGCGGCCTGCACGTCGGGGGGGATCGTCTCGAAACCCGCGGTGTAATCCACCACCACCAGCGCCGCGCCCCACGAGCTCGGCACCGACGTCGCATCGAGCCGGTAGACGGCGCCCTCCTCCGGAAACACCTCCAGCAGCGTCGCATCGAGCGCCGCGCCGTTCTCCGCGACCGTCACCAGCGGCACGCCGCCATCGTCCACCACAATCGGATACTGCCGCACTACCAGCGGCTCGCCATACTGCCCGCAGACGTTGCGCAACTGGTCCCGGTAGACCTGCACGGCAAATACCCGGTCGCACCAGTTGTTGATTGCCGCCGATACTGCATCGATCTGCGCCGACAGCGCCGCATCATGCGACGTGTCGCTCGGGTCGATGCCGAGCGCGGCCTTCGCCTGGTCCACGCTGACGAGCGCCAGCGAGCTTGCCGGCGTGACGACGCGCGTGATGCGGTAACCCCAGCGGCTCATCGCAGCTTCGCCAGCACCGGATAGAGATCGCAGGCGAGCGTCGAGCCATCGCCGAGGCGCAGCGTCAACAGCCCCTCGCCGTCAACGTCGAGCGAAGCTGGCGATGGCCCCGGCGGGCCGGGCCAGCCCCTTTCTCCGACTGCGCCGGGCGGCCCCGGTGGACCCGACTTGCCGCGAGATGCCATCAGGCGCCAACCATCGCCGGGACATGGCCCTGGAACGTCGTAGAGCGCGACAAACGACGAGCCGTCCACCATTGCCACATCGAGCGCGCCATACGCGCTGGCGGCCTTCCAGGCGCCCCGGAAGGCGGGTGTGCGCCCATCAGCGCCGCGCTCGGCGAGGCACAGCCAGTCTTCGTGTGGCGGCTCCTCGGCGGTGTCGCGCGTGGCGCACCAGGTCGAGCCGGCGTGCGTCACGAGCTCGCCGTCGTAGTGCACGCCGCGCTGCCATGCCTTCGGCGTTACAAACTTACCGGGCGGCCCCGCCTCACCGCGCGGACCGGCAGGCCCCGCGATACTCTCACCGGGCGGCCCTTCCGGCCCAGGCGGTCCTTTAATACTCTCGCCCGGCCGCCCAGGAACGCCCTGTTCGCCCGGCGGGCCTGCGATAGCCTCGCCGGGTAAACCCGGCTCCCCACGCTCTCCAGGAGGCCCCGGCGGGCCGCTGAGGCTCGCAATCTGCAACGCCGCCTCGGCCCGCCATGCCCGCAGCGCCTCGATCTCCTGCCGCGCCTCGGCCAGCATTGCCGACATCTGCAACCGCAACTCCCGCTCCAGCATCCCGACGACCGAGCCAAGCTCGGCCGCCAGTGGGTCACGCGGCAAGGTGACGGTGTTCGTCATACGCAGCGCGGAACGCAGCGAGTTTGCTCGCGGTGTCGCCGGCATCGGCGCTCCCGGCGGTGTTGTCGGTTGGTGGCGTATCTTGCGGCGGCGGGGTCGCCGGTTGCGGCGAGGGCGGCTGCATGTCGCTGCCGTAACTCAGCGGCACGACCTGTTGCTGAACTCTTGGTTCAGCCCCGTGGCCACCGGGAACCGCCGGTAGATCCTCTTGCGCGCGCGCCTCGTCGGGACTGTAGATGCCGCTAATGACGCCGCGCGCCAACCCCTCGATGCGCTCGCGGTAGGCTGAGCGCAGGAGTGCGCGGGTGTCGAGTTCGAGGTACTCGTCAGGCACGCCGCGCAGCCCGAAAAGCAGCCCGAAACTTTCCTCGATGTGGTTGAGCGTGAAGCCGAGCCCGGTCGCTACCCACGACTGCATCAAGAGTTCGGTGCTGCTGAAGGTCGACGTTCCGATGCCGAGAATTTGCAGCGGTATGCGCAACGCAATCGCAATATTCTGGTCGTTCATCTTGAGCGACTCGACCAGTTGCGCATCGACCGCCGATGTCTGAACCGGCTGTGCCTTGAGGCCGGCGGTCAAGATCGGCGTGCCGCCGACGTTCTCGCTCTGGCTCTGCTCGTTCCACCAGGCGCGCAGCTCCTGCGCCTGCTCGCGCTTCATCACGACATCGGTGGTCAGCAGGAAGCTCGGGCGGCTCTGGTTGACATAAAATTGCACCTGCTGGCTCAGCGCCGCGCCCGACATCGCGAGGTCGAGTTGCGCCGCCAGGATCGGGCTTTCACCCTTTAGTGGATGCCGCGGCGTGTGCAGCCGCACATGCAGCACATCCCGGCCGGGTACCGGCACGGACAGGTTGAGCCGCCGCTCGACGATCTCGTTGCCGCTGAGCGAGTAAAAAATGCTGCCGTCTTCGGCTACCGTGGCCGCGCCGGTGCGCATCAGGTGAAGCTCGGTGATCTCGGCCCGGTTGTTCCGCACCGCAATGGCATAGGCGTTGCCGTACTCGTACAGCCGCCGCGTCAGGTTCAGCAGGAAATCGCTGATGCTCTGGTAATCATTCGGGTGCCGCATGATGCGCGACAGCGCCGAGTTCGTCACCCGCTCGCGCCCGCCATTGTCGAGCCGGCGCCAGTGGTCGCCGCTGCACATCGGCACGGTCTGCGCATAGGCCGAAATGCAGGCTTCCAGCATCGCGCTCGGCCCGCCGTAGGGCCGCACGTTCGCCCCCGTCTGCCAGTAATTCCACGGGCTGCCGGCGGGCAGCCAACCGTTCGAGAGCATGTAGGGGCCCGGTCGATAGGCGCCCTCGGGCGCCGCCGCGGGCCAGCCCAGCATGCGGGTGAGCCAGTTCGCCACGCCTCAGAAACCCCAGAAACTGCGTTGGTTCGCCGTCAGCGCTGCGCGCTCTGCAGGCGTCAATACATAGTTGTCCCAATACACGATTTCGGATTGGTGACACACCGCAGAGATCGAGCCATTCGCTTGCATGCTGCCGGATATCACCGTGCCGGTCGCGGCACCCGTCGTCTCGACAGTATCGATGCGCCACAACGAGCCGGCACCGTTGAGTACCGCAATCCCGGCGTGCCATACATTGTCGGCCGCCGCAGCATTCATCCCGGTGCCGCCGCCGGTAAGTCGCCAGTTGTTCGCCACACCGGCTGACAGGAGTTGGTTGCTGGCCCCATTTTGCTTAAAAAATCCACAAGTGCCGGTGCCACTGACCCGGCGCGCCACAACAGACGCCGACATAACCCCGGTGGCGGGTGTAAATGCCTGCGAGCCATGGCCGGTATTGCTGGACGGCGCGGCAAAGCACGGTTTATCGCCCAGACAAGCGAATTGCAGCACATGCTGATTGGCGTCGGTGCTAGACCACAGATCTTTATTGGTTCCCACTCCCGTCCCGCTCTGGTCATACCAAAACACCAACTTGCAGGTGGTTGCCGCACAAAAGGCCTGAGCCGCAACAGTGTCATAATCCCCGCCAGCAAACCCGATATCCTGCTCGGCGCTATCGCTGATACGCCGCAACCGCATCGCCGGCCCGGCATAGGCAGCGCGCAGCTTACGGAAGCTAAACGCCGCAAAGGGGGTCGCGAAATTGTCCAACGGCGCCGCCGTCGCCGGTACGATCCGATGCCCGCGATAAGGCGCGTGCACGCGCGCATCCGCGCTAAACCCGCCGCCGACCGTTAACGCCAGAGCAAGCCAACCAAAGAGGCGCCGCATGCCTACAAACCGGTGCCGGGCGTAACGTAGAGCGTGCCGGTGCCTGTGCTGGTAATGCCGGCGATGTGGGTCTGATTACAGCCGAGAATTTCGACGCTGCCGGGCGCAATCGGCAGGCTCGCGGCAATCGTAGCCACCACCGTCGCGGTGCCACATTCGATAAAGACGACGGTGCTGCCAGCATTGTAAATGCGAAGATTTTGCGTGCCTCCCACTGCTGTCTGGACCTGTACCCGGCCAGATATCGCGGTAGCGGCCAGCGTTACGGTGGGCGCGCCATCGGTGCGAAACGCGGCAGGCTGCTGCGCGACGCCCGAGGACGCCGTAAGCAGCAACAGCGCTGCCGCCAGAGCCGCCTTCATCGCGTCGTATATCCCGCCGCCCCGGCGCCCGGCTTTACGTCACGCGTCTGTGGCTCTCCGCTCAGGGCCTCACCGCTTTTCAGCGCATCCGCCTCGGCCTGGGTCGGGGTCGGCGGTTCCGGCGGGTTGGCGACCCGCTCAGCGATCTCCTTATCGGTCGCTTCCTTGTCGGCCTTTTCCTGGGCTCGCCGGTCCACTTCCGGCGAGACCGGATGGGTCGTGCTGCGGCGCGCGTGTTGGGTGCTTTCCATTTTCATTTCCTCCGTGTCTCGGTTTCGGTGACTGCCCCCGCCGCTATCGCCACGGCATTCGAGGGCGGCGCCGCGGTCGATCCCGCGTCATTGGTCGCGGTAACAATGCAAGTAATCGCCGCGCCGGCATCTTGAGCCGTGACGGTATAGGTGTCGCCCGCGGCGGCAATGTCGGTCGCGCCATCCCGCTTCCACTGATAGGCATAGCTCGTCGGCTCGCCTTCCCAGTTTCCCATTGTGCAGTTCAGCGTAGCGCCTACGGTGCCCTCACCGCCGAGGTAGGGCACGTCAACATTGCGCGGCGCCACCACCGGCCCCGGATCTCCGGTGTGCACTCTGTCCTTGATGAAATCGGCGCGGGCCTGCGTCGGCTGTGGCACATCCTGCGGCTCGGCCTCCTCGCGCGGTTGCCGGGGCACCATACGTTCCGGTGGTCTGCTTTCCATTTGCCCACCCATGAAAACGGCGGGGCTTCGGCCCCGCCGGTTGTTGCCGCAAGGTGCTTACCCCCAATTCACGCCGCTGCCGATGAACTGCACCATGCCGCTACGCCGCATCGCCCAATTGACATTGGCAATCATGCGGATCGCCACCTGGGCAGTTTGGAACATCGACTGTGTTGGGGTCGCCAGCACACCCGAGCCTTGCGCGCCCGACGCGATGTTCAAGGGCGTCGTGTCCTCCATGTGGATGGTTGCGACCTCCGACACCTCGAACTCGGGAGCGCCCGTCACGCTGACGAAATCTGCCGCATCGATCATGTAGACCGCTCCGGCGGCAACGCTGGTCGAAGCGATGACGGTGAACATGTCGGTGAACTGTTGCGACCAACCAAACGGCACGCCGGACGGCCCCGGCGCGAAGGTGAGCTGGTTGCGCTGCGCCGGGTTCATCAACAGCGCCAGCTTGCGGCCGGCATTGGCGGCGTAAAATGGCGCCGTCAGTTTGTTGAGGTCGCCGAGGAATGCCGCATAGCCGCCGCCCGCCGTTGCTGTCAGCGTCGAGACGCCGTTCGTCAGACCCGCCGGCC